CTAGGCGCGGGGGGGCCAGACTGTCCAGGGGGGAGGGGCGTTGGGGATAAGGCAGATTTAATACCAGACGTTACGCCTCCAATAGCCGCCCCTTTTAGGACATCTCCAACGTCAAGGTTTCCCGTGACGATTCCTTGAGCAGCGTTAATTGAAGCACCAGCCGCAGCACCCCCTAAAGCACTGCTGGCTGTTTCGCCAAGACCCGCAGTTGCGCCTTTTGTTGCGGCATTTGCTGTACCGCCAAGATATGCCGCACCCCCCGCGAGGGCTCCACTTTTAAGTGAGTCACCTAAACTACCACCTTGTAACGCGGTTAAGGATGTTGCTGTGGCAGCAGCAAGCCACGGATTTCCAGTTGCAAGACCAACAATAGTAGGGGCAGCTTTAAGCAAGAACCCTCCAATACCGCCGGGAGCATTGCTTTTCCATTCTGGGTAAAGAACTAAATTGCCATTAGCATCCTTTTGGATTTTGTAGTTTGTTCTTCCTGTACCGGAGGCGGACCAACCAATTTGACCCGGGTTTGTATCGCCGCTGGACCCCTTGTACCAATCAATAGGCCGCTTATCCCCGGGTTGACTTGAGTTAAAACTAGGAGTGATTTCATATAAGTTATCCCCCTCCCACTTTAGGTTGGCAATATCAGTAACGCCCTTATCTATTAGAATATTAGAAAGATTGTTAATATGATAAGTATCATCACCCTTATTGGCCTTCCAATTAAACCCATAGGCTCCAGATTGTAGCCTTAGTTGATTGGTGATCCATGTTTTCTTTCTAGAATATAACTCATCAAGAATTGGCTTATTGATTGCATCAATTCTATCTTTTTCTTGTTGACCTTTTGGCGAAAGCTGCCCCCAATAACCTAGTCTTCCATTTTTTACCGTTTGTACTTGGTCAAGTACCATTGGGTACGGGACAATACTCTTGTTTAGTTCTCGGAGTTTTTCTTGGTACCCCTCCGTTGTTTTTGTATAATACCAATCGTACCCTTTTTCTTTTATGGCTTGTTGTTTGGCCGCTTCTCTTGCTTTCTCTGCGGCTTGCTTGCGGATTTCTTGTTGTCTGGCGGCTTCCCTTGCTGGGGCTCCTAGTCTAAATTCTTCCGCCCGTTTTGCCGCTGCTTCTGCTTGCTGTTTGGCAAAATCCTGCGCTCTTTTCTCTTCTGCCAACCTTTCTGCTTCTTTGTAGTTTGGGTTGTTTGCAAGAACCGTTGCCCTGTCACTTTCAGGCAAAGAATTTAGAATTCTGTTGGTTTCAAATATTTTAGATGCTTCTGCTTTAGACAACTTTGTTGGGTCTGCAATAACAACATTGCTAGCGGCCACTACTGCCGCTCGACGCGCCTCTGCCTCTTGCTGGGCAGCGCGAGCACGTTCGTCTGGGGTCAAAACATATGACATGGTGGCACCGTTTACGATTTGCGTCCGTCAGACTTGATATCCAATCGGGGAGAGCCGAGTTGCCACGCAACGCCGAGATCGTTGGACTCTAACTTCAATGACATCTGCCGACCCCGAACTCGTGTGTTTAGCTGCCCAGTAAATTTCTCTACTGGATAGGTGGCGCTACGCACAATAACTCCACTGCTTTGCCCCGCTACGGACTGAGGGTTATTGTATCCAGACCCTGAGTTTTGTAGAGGCAGCAACGTAAGCGTGGCCCGTGGGTTATCAGTCGTTGAGCCTCGGAACGTAATGTCTGGAAGTATTCTCCAAACAAATCCAAAGTTATTACCGTCATCAAGATCAAACTCGGCAGATGTTATGTATGACTGAATTGGGACTGGTGATCCAGATGCAACATCATCATAGCCAACTTCGTGATACAGCAACTTATAATCTGTTGCAGCTATTGGGTTGTTACTGATGATACTTGCATCCAGCCATGCAGTTCTGGACATGTTTCCATAATACCAAGCCTTTTCCACATAGTTATAAATAACGTACCTATCAATGATAGTGCTGTCTTGAGAGCAATAAAACCACCACACCTCATTGAACCGCTCAAGCGAATTGGAAAATATTTGGTCAATTTGATCTTTATTAAAATCTTGGAATACTAACTGCCGCAAATCGCAGACCATTGTTTGTACGCGACCATCGTACATGTAAAACTTATCATCTCCCATCCAGTACGTGATACCCGCAACTGCGATAGCGGCTCGGTCACTAACAATGGAAATATTATCAGAAAGCAGTTGAGTGCCCCAAACCTCTGGCGCACCTAAGTATTGCAGGGAGTACAACGAGATGTCCGTAAACACAAGAATCTCTTGGCGAACTTGTACAGCGTTGATAATTTTGGAGCCGTGAGACAAGCGTATGCTGCCAGCCTGATTTGTAGCTGCGGGAGTCCAGTTGGCTACGTCTTCTTGAGCAGACCACCGAATCAGCATCGGGTCTTGTGTGACGCTACCGTAATCATTAACGCCAAAACAAATCACAATGCGTGATGAGTCGGACACCAACACTGCGTTTTGCATGAGGGGTACATCACTTGCACCGCTCACGGTAGTCAGTGCTACGCCGGGAGTTGCGTCTGTCCCTGCTGCGCTCCAATAATACAGCGGCCCACCTTTGGGTCCGTAAATCAAGTCTTCACCAAAATTTTGCGCGTTCCAAACACGCAGTTGGGTGATGGTTGATGTTCCGACCCCCCACAGGCCAGCGCCCCACAAACCAGAACCCCATCCACGCGACGGCTGTTGGACTGCATTGCCAACATGAATCTGATATTTTGCCGTTACCGTGCCGCCTCCGGTAGCCGTTGATGTTGCGCCGGGAACAGTAATGTAATAGGTATCGGTGGATGCAACTGTTATTTCATAATTCTGATTAAGGGTGGCGGCTGCAACTCCACCTACCGCCGTGGCCCCAGAAAAGGTTACAAAATCCCCTGTACGAGCATCATGAGAGACATGGGTAACCAGTATTCGTTGGGCATTAGCCGTGGTTGTAAACGGATTGGTGAGCGTTGCCTGACTACGAATTGGTGTGATGTCGTAGAACGCGCCACCGCGCATGAGATAGTATTTAAGGTTAGTACCTACACCGACATACTTAATAGCACTCAGCGTCATCCAAGGCCACAATGAACGGCAGACACCTTGGTATCTATAACTAGACACTTGTTCCCACCCACCGATTTTTTCGGGAGTGCCTTGCCTAAACCGTATTTTGTCGCAGGAATACCAACCACCCTCAGTGGTATAACGGGTGTTTTCTTGGTTAACCCCGGGCTTAAATGCAATCTTTTTTAGCGGCATGATGACCTCAACGAGTTACGCCTTTGACTTTTTCAAAAGTTCTCAGGCCACCAAGACCCAACATGCCAATTAGAAGTTCATACAACATGCCATCATTACCCAGAATCGGAGGGGTAATGGTAGGAAACCAAATGGCTTTTGCCCACAACAAGATCGGGTACAAGACGTAGGTGTATGCAAAAGCAGCACCGCATACCCATCCAATTGCTGGTCGCCACCCACTGGTAAACACTGAACTGCTGGCAGCTTCGGTTTTGTTAATGTCCATCTGCCCCTGAACTAAGGACAGAGCAGCAGCCATCTGCGCTTTTTCCTGTTCCGTTTTGTCAGGCCATACCCGAGACACGACAGTCTCAATAAGACTGGCTCCAGCGGAAACAGGATCAAGCATCTTATGCCTCTCTTAGATTGCTAGCAATTCTCAGCGCCCAGCCTTTTGAAAAGTTCTGCCATGCGTCTAGGCTCGCCATAAACTGCAATCGCTCTGCGTTAAACAGCGCAATGAACCTTTGGGGCGGCATATTTTGGAGTGCTTGAATGGTCTTAGGGCCGAGCACACCGTCCTCCACTGCACCGACAACCCGCTGAGACATACGAATGGCCGTCTTCACGCCCGAGTTTACAGCAGTGTCAAAAATCTGGAAAGCAACGGATTCGGGTACTTTGTCGCACCCAGTTGCCAACCAAAAATCTGCGTAGTAAATAGTTTTGGCGGTATCTAGGGTTAGGTTTTTGATGTCAAGGGTTGGGTAAGAACGCTTTGAAATTCCATACTGCGTTTCCCCGCCCGGATCGGCAGGATGATTTGAGTACTTACCTTCGTGCCCAATCAACTTGATAAACGCCTGTTCAAAATTCATGCGCGTTCCCCAAGAATATTGACTTGACTTCCGATGATTGTGCAAGTGTAGCCATTGAAATCAATTGCTTTTCCGCCCAACCCACCTGTTTTTGTTAATTGAATTACGTCTGGCGGCACGTTCACAATTCCATCACCCCCAACAAATCCATAGGCTCCACCATTACCACCATATATTGGATATGTAAATCCGTAAAACGCATCAAGTGCATACCCATCTCCACCGGGAGCACCCCATCCACCACCACCACCAGCAACAATTCCCGGTCCAGAGCCACCACCCCCCGCAGCATTTCCGCCATCACCGCTTGAAAAATTTCCTAGCGAAGTGGTTGTCCCGCCTACACCGCCAGTCAATCCTGCTGGAGCAGTAAATCTTCGACCCCCACCCCCGCCTTGACCAGTCGCATTAGACCCGGGTAGTCCGTTATTTCCGGGAAGTCCGCCAGAACCGGAATTAAAGCCGCCAGCACCGCCACCAGCACCGCCGCCGCCGCCAACTCGCTGACCAAATTGGTCGTCAGGACTTCCGGCTCCGCCGCCACCGCCCCCACAAATCCACCCAAATTGAGTGTTTTGAACCGTAAGATTAAAGCCCAACTTTAACGCCGTGCCACCGTTAACCGCTGCGGTAGTTCCCGCTCCGCCATTACCGCCGCCGCCAATAATATACCCACTATTTAACAGGCTAACAGTATCCCCTGCGGCGGCTCCGCCAACGGTGAATGCTACCCCCGAGGCGCTAGCCCACAAATATACGCCAGTGCCCACCGTAATAGTAATGTCTGATCGGCCAGCAGCGTACCCCGGTAATGTGGAAACATTTAAATTAACAGCAGCGGCTGTAGCCGTGTATTCCTTAAGAATTGCAACTCTTGGTCCACTACTAACAAACACACTACTAGCAGTAATACCTATACGCCTCATGCTGCCAAGTCTCCAACAACAACCCACGAGTTTGCTGCAACTTGTATTGCTGTTGCCGAACTGTACTGGGCTCTCATTTTTAGACCGGGAGTGGCATTGACCGTAACTCCGCTAGACCCAGCAAACGTCACTTGACCCGCGCCAATCTGCATAACGTCAATTGTTGCGCCAACGGGAAATGCTACGCTTGCATTGGTTGGTAGTGTTACCACAACACCCGCGCTGCTGTTCACCGTAACAAGACGGGTGTATGAGTCAGTCAACGCAAATGTGTATGCAGTGGTTTGCGCGTTGATCGTGTAAGTTGTTCTGGGTGAGCCTGTAGCACTATTCAGTAAAATGGCCGGGGTGCCAGTCGCATTTGTCAGGTCGATGGTTGGAGAACCCGTGCAGTTTCCGATATTGCCCGATATTGGAGTTCCCAATGCACCGCCCGGAACAACAAAATCAGTACCCGCAACAGCAGCAGCCAGAGCCCCGGCATTACCTTTTAACACCCCCGATATGGTTGTGGTCAGGGTGATTGTTGGTGTAGTCGTACTGTTGGCAATCGAGATGCCAAATCCATTGGCGGGTGGACTAACTGAATTGACTGAGGTAACTGTGCCAGTACCGCCCCCGCCCGACGATGGAGGAACTGCCCATGACCCATCGCCGCGCCAAAATGTGCTAGCTGTTGCATTAGAGCCACTCGCAAGATTACCAACAGGCAGATTCCCCACAATGCCAGTGGTGAGTGGTAGCCCCGTGCAGTTGGTTAAGGTGCCAGATGCTGGGGTGTTTAAGATAGCACCTGTAAGATTTGCCCCACTGATTGCTGGGGAGGTGATGGTTTTATTGGTCAGTGTTTGTGTAGCTGCCAACGTAACAATCGGGTCACCCCCCACGCTCAGGGAATTGATGTTGTTAATACCCTCGACCACGTTAGTGCCGTCGCACATAACAATCATTGTCTTGCCACTTGGCAAGTTCACACCAGTCCCACTAGACGTTTTGATGGTCAGTGCTTGATTGCCAACAGTTAGATTCTTGACGACATAAACCTTGCTTAGGGCGGGGCAAATGATATTTCTTGGCTGTGAGCACGTTCCTTGAAACTCAAGAATCATGTTGCGAGCTTGGTCTGTCGCGGCATTGTTGACGCTCAACGTCACATCAGCGTCTACCATCGTAATCACAACACGCCCAGCAATAGCGGAGTCCACAAGGTTAGTAATCCCGTTATTTACTAGATCGCCCCACGCCCCATCTTCCCCACCAACAGCGGGGAGGGACAGCCGCAAAAGAGTAGTAACAGCCATGATTTACCTTATGTAGAAATTAAACGCCAATTTGGGGTTTGTGCGGTATTGATGTTTTGCCAGCTTGTTGGGCTGTAGGTTCTTACAGTAACAGAGCCTAGTTGCATCTTGGCGGAAACGCCCGTCAGAATCGCTCCGGGACCAAACGGCCCAGCAACAACGGTAACATCACCAATTATTGCTTTGCTGATAACACTAAATAATTGGCTACCAGCGCCTATAAGAACGTAGGCATTGTTAAGAACCGCAATGCCCGTTACCCCAACCAGATCGGCAACGCCAGAGGACGTAACTACAACCGTCCCGAGGTTGTTAATTCCATAAACACCAGCTACAACAACTGTTGTGGGGGTGCCTACAGACCCGAGTACCGCTTTACACGAAACGCCACTAACAAGCGCAACATTGCCCGTCAGACTGCCGGGCAGAATCGAGGCAATTGGGGCCGACGCAACTGGGCCAAGACCCAACAAAAAGCCAGACGCAGCAGTTTGTAGGGGAGTGTCTATCGAGACACTAGACAGGGCAGCTACCCCCCTCACCCCTGTTACCGTCAATGTAACAGGAGCAATAGCGGTAACTGAATTAAGCTGTAGAACAACCCCAACCCCCGTGAGATTAACTACTACGGGGACAATTGCTGTGGCTACTTCAAAGTAATTGTCTGCGTATGCGTTGGCATACGTTGTGTTTTCGTCAAAGAAGGGTGCGGCTATTGGTGACGCCGCTACCGCTGTGAAGCCAAGCATGTGGCACCTTTAGGTCAGCAAACCAAGGGCTTTTAATGCTGTAACAACTTGCGCGAGCGTATACCCTTCAAAGGTAGTACCTGTGTTAAGAGCGGTTCCAGAATTGATTACTGGGGCAGTACCCGTAATACTTGTTGCTGGCCTAAGAATAGGTGTGACGTTAAAAAATCCCAGTTGGGCTGTGGTTCCATTATCTTGAACCCTAACAGTATCAGTACCAGCAGCAGTTTGGAGTACTACAGCACCATTAGTGCCGCCTGATGCAGTATTACCAACTCCGGGTTTAACACTGACTTGCCCCCCAGTTGTTGCCCCAGTAGTACCACCAAATCCGCCAACAATAGATATGGCTCCACCCATTGCAGCCGCAATACCCGTTCCATTCCCGCTACCTCCAACTATAGAGACAGCCCCTGCGGTATATGCGCCAGTAAGGTCGCCGCTGTATCCAGCGGTAATATTTACGGCTCCACCAGTTCCGCTTCCAGAATTACCTGACTTAATATTTAAAGAGCCACCCGCAAAAAGTCCAGCGCCACTAGCAATCGTGCCAGTATTTCCAGATTGAAGAGTCATGGAGCCAGCAACTGCGGTGCTGGCGCCAACGGTAAGGTTAATGGACCCCGCCGCCGCCCCACTTGTTAATACGGTCAGGGTGCCCGAGTTTATGTTAACAGGTTGGCTGCTAGTCGCTGACTGGTTGCCAGTCGCTATGGTGATAGGCCCGCCGCCTTTGGCGCCATCTCTAGACCCCGGAGGTGTGATAGTCAATGAACCATATGTATTCGTGGAGGTTAGCCCGGGGCTATACGTAACGAGTTGGTCTGTTACGATGGTGCTAAATACATCCAAGTTGCCATTTGTAAAATTAACAAGGACGCCTACACCAGATGAACTTGATAAAACCCGCGCAGCAGTACGTGCAATTTGATTGACGGCGGGATCAAAGGTGGAGGCTGTTAGCCCAGTTTCCCAAAGCCCGCTAATTGGATCAACAATACAATAACTGGGGATCGGGGAGCCAACAGTTGTGGTCCAAACAGAAGCAAATGATCTATATCCGGCGGGGGCGGAACCAGTAAGCTGTACGGCCCCCGTTCCCGGAGCGGTACTGTTTGATGTTTCCCTAACTCTATCAGCGTATACGATACCCATAATTCACTCCTTACGGTGCAGTGATGCGGATAATAGCGTTAGTAGCGTCTGCCGTTGGCATCTGAACCGTAAACGTAGCGCCAGATACTGATTTATCAGCCCCGAAATCAAGCACTGCAACTGCTTTATTGCTCTTTGACGAGTTGTAAATTAGTGCGCCACGAGCCGTAAACGTAGCACTAGGCCACGTAACTGGCGTGTTAAACGATACATACGCCGTAGTTCCAGATGATGTGGGAGTTGCAGATGCAACCGTCAGCGTATTCCCACCAGTGGTATACCCGGTACTTACGTTCGACACTTCATTTGTAGGGGTGCCGTATGCAGTTGTTGTTGCATCAAGGGTTGTCGAGCTTGTGTACAAAGCAATCTTAAAGGTGTCTGGGGTTCCGCCGCCAGCATTGCTAAACACATGAACTCCGTTAAGAAGATCAACCTTAAAACTCGTACACATTGCTTGGGTAATTGCCATGATGGGCTCCTAATTAAATTACTTTGGTTCGGACTTGGCCGCTGCGATAAGAATCTTGACGCAACTTGCCATCGCTCAGATTTTTCAACAACGTCAATGATTGTTGATATTGTGAGTCATACATAGCCACAATATCAGCCTCGGCCTTCATGAACCGAGCAGTTTCTACCATCACTGCATTAAACAAGGCGGAACCAAAATTATCGCCAAGCCATGATGTTCCAGCAGTCGTGATGCTTTCTGGATAGTAGAAGTAATGAAGCTCAACTGTGTAAGAATCATCTGGAGTTGGGCTCACGATCAATGAAAACTCGTTAGCTGCCCCACTGTCTGGCCCAAAGATCGCATAGTATCTTGGTACACCTGTTTCCAATGGGCTGGGATACGCTTCTCGCAGAAAGTTAACATCCTTATTAAGAAGGTATGTGTACGATCCGCTTGGTGAAAGCACAGCCAAACTAAACACGGACAGAAAATCAGTGGGCGCAGACAGGTAAGGTACTTCAGTATTCAGTACACCCGTGACATTGCGGCGCAACGCTGGAAGCTGAATAGAGTTGTAAATCTTCTGTTCTGCAAGCGTCGTCATCAACGCAAAATCAACATCGGAGAACGTATTCTCCGTGTAATCTTCAACGCCTGATTTTAGTTCCGTATAGTTCATGTCAAGCCATTGGGCCGCGAGCGGTCACGCCCTTGGTAGCACAGCCAGTGCCTCGAATCTTGATGCCATCCGTTTTGACTGGACCCGTATCACCAATTGATACACCCTCCATAGGGGTCCAATTTTCTTTGCGGGGCATCTTGGGAACCAGACCATAGTCGGTTGGAGTCATTGGCTTACCGCTCATCGTGTGCGGCTTTGCGTAAACACCAGCCTGACCAACTTCTTTGCCGTCTTGCTTGTTGCTGAAATTAGGCATGATTACTCCTCAACCCGTTTTCTGGCTCATGACTTTCGCCATGTTCTTGCCGTACTTCATACGATCATCAGTGGTCGGACCACCTTTTTTAAACGTAGGCGTCTTCTGGGGGTGTAGGCGCTTTTCATGCTGCCCTACGGCTTCTTGGGGAGTCATTTTCTTCATGGCTATTCCTAACTTAGGATATTGATAAAGGATACCACAGCACTTGTGGTGGGAGCAACTACACGGTACGCACGTAAGTGTTAGTTCCAGTTCTGATAGCAGTCATACCACCGTTTTGTGCAACAGTGGCTGAAATGCCCGTCAAAGTTCCACCACCAGAAATTGCTACCGTGACGGCCCCGGCACCAATATTAACGCCGTAATACCTAGAACCCAGAGTTGTGGGTCCGCCAGCCGCTTCCAATGCAATGGTTACCGTAAACGGGCTCGCACTGTTAAAAATTAGCTGCCTTCCTTCGTGAGCGGCAGATGTGAGCGTAGTTGCTCCGGTGAGCGTAACAGGGTCCAAGCCCAATCCCCGAGATACCAAATACATGTTGGTATCCACTTCTGTGTTGGCAAGATTAGAGCCCTTGGCTGTAACGCCAAAGGCGCTTGTGATCCGTGCAACGATACCCATACCAACCCCTTAAATAATACTTACTGTGACTTGCCCAACCGTGGCGGCGGGAGCCAATGGATTGGGAGTTAAAACTGCATCAAATCCACTGGAGCCACCAACCGGATTCCAGCCCCAATAAATATCTCGGTTCTCAATATACCCAGCAAAGTCTGGCCGGGGATCACGCACTGCCTGTGGATCAGCAACCGGATACATACCCAACTGCAACTGCGGATGATCTGGCTCCCAGCATTCATTGCAAACCTTGATCGCCACCTCTTTGGTCTTGATCACAAGTTTCTTTAGGTCTTTCAGTTTCACCCGGATGCCACATCTGTCGCACTCCGAGATTGCCTTCTTACCTGCGGTAAACCTATTTGCCATACCGATTACCTTTGCGCAAATTTTCTGCGCCGGGAATGACCTGTAAATTTATAGGTGTATGTAGTCCGGAAACTTTCTTGCCTTGCAGCGGAATTACGTGATCTACGTGCCAAGGAAATCCAAACATCTTAGTTCGCAAAACCGCCAACTCATACGCTTGCTCAATCATCCATTTGTCATCGTCAGACAGCCATCCGGGTGTGCGTTTAATTTTTGCCAACTGCCTATGTCTAACCCACGCTAATACTCGGCTAGCATTCTTACGCCGCCATGCAGCCTTCTCTTGGTTGCGCCGCACTCGATGCTTGGCTGTGGAGTGTTTTGCAATTGCGTAAACGTGTTCTGGGTGGTCAATACGCTGCTGTTTTGCGTATGTGCGTTTTCTTTCCAGCAGCCCTTCTCTGTTGTCAATTCTATATGTCGCCAACCGATTTTTTGTACATTCACAACAAGCGCGACTTGACACCATTCTTTCAGTCAAATGCCCACTTAAACATGGTATCCCCGTAAAGTACCGTTTTAATCCGGCACTTTTGGCGTCTGAAAGAGAAATTACTTCCATCTTAATCTACGAAATAAATTGTTGGCGGGGCACTAGCCGAATTGCCGCTTTCTCTCTATCCTCTTCTGAGGCAAGCAACCAAGCCTCATCGTACTGGGCCTTCAGAACCTGCATCCGCTCCATTGCTCCGGGGAGTTTCATGGACAAGTAGTAAGCCAGACCAGCCACCATGCATGGAATAAAGCGGAACGGTACATCCATTGTGTTTACACCATTACCAGCATCTTGGATACGACGAAGATACCAGTAGATGAGGGTGTACGTTTGCGACCCATCTGGCGTGGGCCATACAGTCACGTTAGGGATTGGTGCTTGCCTATTGATGTAAATCTGAATAGGCCGCGCTTGCGTCAACTTGTTAGGGATGGATGAGTACGTCGAGACTGAGATGCGAGTGATCGTCAAGTCTGATTGAGTGGCAATATTGCCAGCACCAGTGCGGATTACATGCTCCATCAGGTCTACCGCATCAGCCGGGAGATTGTACGTCGCAGTGCCTTGTACAAGGGTGATAGAAGACTGAGCAACAGTCCATAGGTTAATCCCATTGTTAGCCCAAGAAGCAAACAAAAGATTAAGGCTGCGACGCGCAGTTTTAAGATCATACCCTGAGCGCAATTCAGAACCACAGCGTTCGAACGCTTCCTCAACAATTTCCGTTAAGTCTAAATTAAAAGATGTCGTACCAGAAGTAGTCACAGTACCCTCCTAAACAACCATCCCTTAGATCGCTGTTGGTTTTTTAATGCTTGAGATACAGCACTAAGCGTCACCCCTAAATCACGGGCTGCGGCAGTCATGGTGTCCCATATCTTGCTGCCTTGAGTTTCATGCTCACCGACAATTTTAACCGATGCATGGTTTTTGACCCCCGCTTGTTGTGCGCCACTCCCATAAAATGGATTGCGCTCTCCAAGCCAAGTTGCTTTGGCTTTCATGCAAATGGAATGTTCTGGCCGCTTGCGACCTTTCCATGCACTATTTTTTGCTACATTGGCGCGATGCTCTTGGGAAAGAGTCCTTCCTTGCTGCCACCTTGATGCAGCGGCACTAATTTTTGCCACAACGTCTGGATTGGAAGAAGGACTGACATCCCCTCGATCCAGCACATTAACCAAATGCCCAAATGGCTTAAAGTGTGCAATGACCCGCGCCTCTTCTTCAATGGCCTGTACTTGCGACATGGCGTCCATTAACAGGCATACGCTATAGCCATACTTGGCAACCGTGCGTTGCCAGCGTGTGTTTCTGCCATGAGTAGACCACGCCCGCGCCTTAGTGCCCTTACCGATATAAAACACGGTGTTATCAGGCTTCATGTGCGCGTAGACATAGTACATCGCTACTCACCTTTTGGCGGTTTTGGCAGACTGCTTGAAGTCTTGAGCAGTTGGGGCACCTGCCTGACCAACGGAACGCATTTTCTCGCCTGATCCCTGAGAAATACGTTTACGTTTAGCATTGATGTTGTCATACAAGCCACCCTCCGCAAATTCTGAAACAACATTCGGATTATCCTTGCGAATAACCTTCTTTGCCTTTGGCATTTTGGAGGGGTTAACAGCACCCATACCGCGCGAGGGCCGCATGGTTAGTAAATCTTTCCACGAGTCTTGCCTTTAGAAGCACAACCATCACCCCGTGATGAGGCAGATGACACAGAGCCGCCCTTGGCATATGTCTTGACTTTGCCACCACGTTTCATTGCGCCAGTGGTAGCCAACTCCGTACCCGTTTCTGCATCGTCCATGCCCAAGCGACGAGCACTACCACGTTTCATGGCCTCTTGGGTAGCCATCTCTGTGCTTTTGGCATCTGATCCCAGGCGCGGGGCATTCATCAACCGCTTCCCACTGGCTCCAACAAAACGAACGGGCGTTTCTGATACCGCCAAATCACGCGCAGCTGAAGCCGCTTTTGTACCCGCTTGCATTGCCCTGCTTGGGCCGCTAACCAAACGGCCAATGCCGCCCATTGCATTCAACGTATTCTGAATATCGCTGCCGTACTTGTCTACGAATCTACCTACAGGCTCAAGCGAAGGGTTATTTTTTACAAGCCTTTTGAATGCCGAATCTGGCAACGGTGCCGGAGCCTTGTCGGTGGAGCCTGGTGGCATGCCCGATACACCCATGCCACCCTTGCTCGGTACATTGTTTTTCTCGCTAGGCGCGGCTGCACTGCCCTTGGCGGGGGCGGCTTTGTTCTCAGAGGCCATCTTGGTTGTGTACTGCTTGCCCTGGAACGAAAATGTCTTCAGCCCAGCATCTTTGGCGCGGCGAAATGACTCGCCAAACGAAATGGATTTGGGTTCGTCGGCATCTTTAGTCCAACCCTTACGACGGTTCAACTCGCGGATTGGGTCAGTCGATGCATTGGCAGCTGCTAAGTCGCTAGAGTTGACTTTGCTAGGGGTGTCCATGTCAGTTTCATCAACCGAGCCCCCCTCGTCGTACTTACGAAACTTTTTGGCATTCATACAAACCGTCCTTTAGTCTTACCACGAACTTCACAACCATCGCCACGCACAGAACCGCCCTTGGCAAAGTTTTTAGATGGCTCTTGCGTAAACTCAGGGTTAATTGGTTTAGGCGGGGTATCTTTTTTCTTTGCTGGGGGCTTGGGGGCAGATGCCGCTTGCGCTGCTTGTTCTGCTTTGGTCAATCCAGAGGCTGGCTCTTGGATATCTTGGGGGGTTGCTGGTTTGGTAGCCATGATCTTCCTTACTTACAGCTTCCGCCGCGCTTCATGGTAATCATCTTGCCCTTGGTCTTGCCCTTGGACTCGATACCGCCACCCTTAGCCATTGCACAACCGCCCTTGGCAAAAGGCTTGCCTTTGGCTTCTGCCTTCTCATGTTTAATCATGGACTTCGGAGCACCCTTCTTTGTCATGAAGGCCATCTCTTTGGCTACCATTGCTTTAGATTCTTTCATATCACCACCTTTTGCAAATTTATGGCCTTTGTCGGCTTTAACGAAATCAGAGCCCACGCTCTGGGGGACTCCAGCCTTCTTTGCAAAAGCTGGGCTATTGGCGATTGCCGCCATGAAATTATGCTGTTTTTTAGATGTAGAAGGCATTATCGTGGGGCAAGTATACCAACAGATTTTAGAGCCGTCACAACTTCAGCAATTGTGTAACCGCCGAACGTATCGCCCGTCCTGACTGGAAGAGCACTGAGCGGCCCCTGTACAAACGGTGTTGGCGTAGCAGGAATTTGCGTTAGTGGGCTAACCAACGTACCAAAGTACTGTGTCACAAGATATGTGCGAATCACATCATCACGATTGAAACTGCTGCTATCCACACCATTGTTTACTGACATATGTTTATCCTACTTGCATCAATCTAGGTTGAAGATTACGAGCCTTGTATGGCGCATAAAGTGGGTCACCGTGGGCTGTCACTTTGTTATAAATCCCCGGAACATTATATGAAACAACAGTTCCAGCAAAAGTTTCTTGAAAAGAAACACTAACATCGGGGGCATCATATCTCCACCCAGCCGTGGCTCCGTTATAAGCCCACCCAAGCCCGCCAGACCTAAGTGTGGCTTCCGCTCCACAATACCCGTTCAGCAAAAAATATAACAGCGCATCTGAATCTGGTAATGAGTAACTCCCGGGTTCTCCACCACACCCAAAACCTAAAGAACCCCCATTACGCAAACAATACTCTTGTGTATATGCTGCCGCACTCATCCACGCATAAGTAAACCCACCGGGCTCAAAGGTTGCCAAGTTAGATGGGTTTTTTACCGCCAAACTCATTCTGGGGCTCATAAACCCAAATAGGGTAATAGGCACACCACCCGCACCTTGTAAAGCCCCGCCCCCACCAAGTGTTTCGTAGCCACTTGCTTGGGCTAATTGTGCGCCGGGGGACGATTTCCAGATGGGCCATTGTCCTTCCCATCCAGCCCAGTTTGGTCTGTTAGTTGGAGGCCAAGCAGCGGTCCACCCATCTGGTTTTGAAACAGCCTTGAGTGTCCCATCCCACCATGAATTTTCTGAATATCCGTCACCAATACAGCCAAATGTTGTAAGGTCCGCAATGTACGAAACATTGAGCCCAGCACTAAACCCTAAACGATTGATAGCAAGACTAGAAAGAAAATTACCGCCATACAATGCATAATCTACACCGCCCAGTACATGCAATTTGGAGAAGTTGTCAACCTTCTCTGCTTCTATCGCATTACTAACGATTGTTTGTGCTTGGGCAAATGTAGAACACCCCCATGCATAAGAATAGTCTGGGTTTGGCTCAGAGCCGTCTGAAGGAACCCATCCAATTTTCCCGCAAGGGACACCACAAGGCTCATTGATGGATGTTTTTAAATCTCGTACATTTGTTAATTGCCTTGGGGCAATCGAGCGCCATATTCCATTGGGAACTCGAAACGGCTCTTCGCTGAGTGTCGCATCTGTAATCATTGGCCCCATAATCGCGTTTTGCGCCGTAGGGATTTCAGCAGGGAAATACGTTGTGTTTGGGAAATCCTTACACGCTGCATAAGCCAAAGCTAGTTCTATAAATTGATAGTTTGAAAATGAAAACGCCGAATCTGTATTTTTTACTCGGGACGGGACTCCGGGCAGAACCAGAACCGCCTCTATTGCCCCTGCTGCTCCAGCATTCTTTAACGCTGTACTTAACCGGACTCCCACTTGACTTGGAAGTTTTGGTGAACACGCTGTACAAGCAATTGAACTAGGACCGTCTATGGCTACAGCACTGAGATAACTTCCATTAGCCCCCAGAGCCGTTACATAGTTGGCCGTACCAAAGTCAAACCCCATCCAATAATAATCAGTTGGGCCACCAGACCCGGTTAGCCCACGAACCCCAGCATACCAATCACGAAGATTGACGCCGTTCTGCGTGTTTAACGCTTGTATCTTTGGGTTGGAATTGGTGTTGTAGATCAACAACACCTTCTGTGGGTTGATAGCCATTTACGTTCCAATACCACCCACTGGACCGGAACTGCCCGGACCCCAAGCAGAAATGGCAAGGACTTGAAACAAAGAATTTACAACCACGTTGTAGTGGTACACGTATGGTGCCGTTGTAAACGTCTGGGCTATCGGAATGGTTTGAAACGGGGTGCTGTTGGCTCGCGTATACAACACAGGTGAGTTATTTGGATTGTCTGTTGGGGGATCGTAATAAACACCACCAGCATCAATCATGGTCTTGAGCACAACCCCTTGGGCCGCAGACAACGCATCTGTTGCAGAGTTAGTGGTCAGGTTATTGATAACCGTTGTGCTTCCACCACCCGTGTTAATGGCTACAGCACTACCAAGCGTTACTGATCCCATTAGATGCTCACATTCAGCGTAATAGAAAACCGCCCAGAACCTGAAACGATTTGGAACCGTAGTTTCTTTGCCAACTTAGTAACAAGTCCAGATGAAACGGGAACCAATGCCTCATCAAGCTCAAACGTCATATACACAAGACCGTCATCCCCAACAACATTGATAGTCATCGGCCCACCGGAGGCAAGTGTTCCAGTAAAGTTGATTACTGGGCAAATGATGGTTTTGAATACATCTTCCAGTACTTCTGGGGCAAGGTTACCATTGTTGATAAAGTTAGCCATGCGCTATTTATCCAATCTATTGGTCCAACCCTTGACCGTATCCGTTTCCCAGATGCGAAGGCCCGTCCAGATAATCGTAAAGATTGCAGCAACTGCTGGCAAGATATCCATAAACGCGCCTATTGCTGTTATTACGGAGGCAGCGTCCAGCGCCTGTTTGAAGTGCTCAGATTCTTGAGTCATGGTCAGCATTTCCATCTAGCTAGAGAAGCCGCTTTACGAGTGGGTTGACCCTTCTCGTCTTTCATTGGTCCCGGCATACCGCTCATCCGGGCGCAAAATGATTTCTTCCGTGGGCCACCTTCTGGTTGTGGCGCTTTGAGATTGCTGCCTGTGGCGGCATTGTATTTCTTGCGGCCTTTTTCGGTCAAACCAGCGCCCTTGGCGACGGGGAGTTTTTCGCCACGACCCACGGCTAATGATGGTGTTTTTTTAGCCATTAAGCTACCTTAATACGTACACTTGCCACATTTATATCGGGACTGCCCGTAACAGTGGAACTAACCGTTTTTGCCCCTGCTGCGCCCACATTTGGGTTTTGTACAGCAAAGAACCACGAGTTAAGATTAGCGGTTGCAGGGCCAGTAGATGTCCACCCCGATGTTGATGGTGTAAACACGGACAGATTACCTACGGCTATATTTGGATAGGCTATACCAAACACACCATCATTTGCTGTTGTCGTAGTCACAGTAAATGACTGCGGAGAGCCTACAGTGGGCGTTGTGGCAACATTACTACTACCTTCAAGGGGTGATGCATTTACATTTGATACATACCATGCGGCAGCAAAACAGTAAAAACTTACTGTAACACTTGGCGTTATTATCAATGACCCGCCTTGGTTTGGTATGGTGCTAGTTACATTGCAAATGTAGAAATTCCACGAACCAACAGCCCCCAAAGATGTTACTACAAAGTCTGCTGTTGTGCTTTGAAATGCTATTTGACACGAAGATGTAGCATTGCCAGAATCTGTTGATAGTGCAAAAACTACCTTATCCCCAGAAACTAAACCTGCACTGGGAAAATCTAAGCTAATGCCCGCATCTAATGGGTCCGGGTCCATTAAAGCCGCCACTGAAGCGAGTTTCAGAGTAATTGGCGTCACCACTGGTGTAGAGCCACTAGCTGCCGCACGTATCAAGTGCGGCATTGACATCCCAAAGCCAAAGGGCGGCATTTAGAAAATCCTGACCAGCGTTGATGCCGTGGTGCTTGTGCTAAGAACACCGATGACACGTACCGGAATAACCGCACCAGCAGGTACTGCGGTAAACAGAACTGTTGTGCCTTGGGAAGTAACCACGTTAACATTACCCGTGGTGCCAACATAAATCACGGAGGGTGCGAAGCGAGTCGTATCGCTTGCCGTAACTGTTGCAGCATCACCCGGAAACTGCGGGAACGTAGGGCTTGGATTGGTGTTCGACATAACTAATCTCCTAGAAAAAGGGGGCCGAAGCCCCCGAGACTAATTAGGCAGACGCTGGGAAGGCGGAACCATCCGAGTTGCGAACCATATATGCCATCACAAGCGAACCTGCTCCAGCCGTCATCGTCGCGCTGGTATAAGTGATGGTGGCGTCAGTCGTGCCCACGTTATTGAACACCGCTGCACGGGCTGCGGTATCTGGAGTGATAGTCAAAATACCAGCCGTACCCGTAGTCACGCTTGCTTGACCAATCTGCGAACCGTTCAGCAGAACGGTAAACGTGCCTGTAGTACCCGAGGTAAACGTGGTCGTTTGGATCAGTTGAACTGCGGTGATCAGTGAGCCAGCAGGAACTACGAAGGCCACAGATGCTGCGGCATCGCCAAAGGCAACAGTTTTGTTCTGGGCAACGATAGTGCAGCCAGTGTTGCGAATCGTGCCAGCGGTAGTGCCAGTCGTGTCCTTGACAGTGCCGAGCAGCCAAGGGCCAAGGTGAGTTGCGAATCCCATGATATATCCTCATTTACGGCTTGCTGTCTTGAGGGGAGTCTGCCAAGTCAGTCAACAAGCCAAGTAGTCTTGGTATTAGGGTTGTACCACAAGCAAATCATTTGTGCAAATAAAAAGGGGAAGCAGCTTGTGACCGCCTCCCCCTCCAGCCGGGAACCCCCAACCCTAACTATTTATCAGGACGAACCGGGCGAACCAAAGATACCCAGTGGATCGCTGACACCAAACGAATAACGCTCGCGGGCCTTGTAGCGGGTGTTCCCCGTGTCGAAATCACCATCCATTGACGTGCTCATTGGCGTCCGCACAAAGTGCTTCAGACCGTTAGGCACATCAGTCTTCAAGTACCAACCGTTAGGATCGGTCAAGAAGTGATTGACGGTGTAACCCTGTGGGATCGAGCCGTTGTTCTTCAGTGCGTTGATATCGTTGTCGGTAGTACCAACGCGAAGGCTGGTTTCCAACAGACGAGTAGCAACGAACATCAGAGCAGGGGGGACGATCAGCTTCTGTGGCTTGGCTGCGATCAGCAGACCACGCTCATCCGTCCAAGCGGCGATCTGAATGACGGCGGCTTCCAAAGAAGTCTCGTTCAAGTCAGCAGCCACGGCAGGAGTATTGCTGTTAACACCACCAGACACCAGCGGGTGAGCTGTGCTGAACAGTGGCTTGCCATCACCATAGGTGAACCCTGCGCTGAAGCCGTTGTTTAGAATGGCAGCAGCCTTGACTTGCTTGGTGTAAGCCATACCACGGGCCAGAGCCTTGGTATAACGAGCCGAGAGGCTGTCATACAGGTTATCTTCAATCGCTTCTTCAGTGATCGAGAAACCATAAGCAATGGTTTCGTGGTTGTAGCGAGCGGTCCAAGCCTCTTGAGCGTTGTCATAAGCGATTGCAGAACCCTCAGCCTTGACAGGTGCAGCAGAGAAACCGGACAGCTTGGTTTCTTCTTCAAACGAACGCTCAGAAGTCTCTTGATCGTAGATTTCCTTGTGTTCTTCGCCGTACTTTGCATACTCCAGACCGAACAGTGCGTTCAAACCGGGGAGCAACTCTTTTAGCAGTTGTGCGCGTGAAATAGCCATTTTTAGTGCTCCTTAAACGGCGGTAGCAGTGTAATACGAATGATTGGCGAAGTTAATTTTCACCAACATTTCGGGATACTGCGTAAAGATGATCGTCGAACCAGAAGGGATCGTCGTTGCAGTACCGCCCAACGAACTAGTTGCCACGTTAATGGTAATCGTGTCGCCAGACAAACCACCACCAGCAGCTTTAGCAGCCGTGACAAACGAACCCGTGCGAACGATCTGACCATTAGGTGACGTACCCCCAGCAATGTACGACACATCAGCACCAGCAAGAATCGACGAAGGCAAGCCAGTGCCAGTCAAGGTAATAGCCGTGCTCGACGATGAGCCAGTTGCCGTGACAGACACTGCCGTTTCTGGAACCATACCAACCACACGCATTGGGAATGCAGCGGTAGTCAAAGTAGACGAGTACAACAGGGCGTTGCGTGAAACACCATTACCAGACAGAGCAACACCAGTGTTGTCAATCATCGAATAGTTCTGACCAATCATGGCATAACTGCCAGATGCCACTACCGTGGTAGCCGAGCATACAACAGCCTTGAAGATCGTATCAGGATCATCGCAAACGATTGCAACTGCATCGCCAGCCAAAGTACTAGCGGGCCAATAGGTTGAAAAAATCTTTTGGTTCGTGGCTGGGCTCGTATACGAGCAACCAAGAAACACACCGACCATACCAGCAGCGGTGCCGTCAGTCGTAACACTTTGACGTTGTACGTTACCGCGAACAACCTTTACGAAATCGCCGTAAAAAATGCTGGTAGCCGTACCGTATTGAATAGGAATTTCACGGGTAGAACCCGCAAACACCTGACCGCCAATCAAATTGACCGGCTTTAGCCCGTATGGGCCGTCGATATTAGGATAAGCCATATTTAACTCCTAGGATTTAAGAACCGCGCCCAAACGACACTTCCGAACGACGCTCTTTAAACAGCGGCATACGTGGGTCATTCTCGCGCATGAGATTGTTGTCAACCGAACTCATCTGTCCATCAGCGGCTTTCTGGAAATGTTCATTCCGCTGCTCAATAAACTCGCTCGGTGTTTTGCAAAGGATCAAGCCACCAATCTCAATACTATCTGGGTAACGGTTCTTGCCGCCGCCCATCAATTGGATTTCGGGGTGATCGGAAGCCTTTACGGGCTCCCAGCCTTCGCGGAGTTTTGAGGAAACATTCATTGGGTCATCGTTACCCAACGTGCTGACACGAATCCAGCGGAAACCATACCCCGGTTCAGGATTTGGGTTCGGAAGCAACTCGGGGGGCATCCAACGCTTTGGACGCTCCGTCTTGTCACGGGATTCGGTTTCACGAGTTACACGATTCTCAGCCATTTGATTTCCTCGATTGTTCAGCAACCTGCTTGGCGTACAGTTCCAGTGGAACATTCAGCCGCTTGGCGATATTTACTTGAGATTGGGTCAGCACGATCTTTTTAGGTGCAGTGCTGCGTTTCGCAGAGGCAACAACATTCGACTTCTTCTTATCCGAGGGGTACGCGCTCGGAAAAGTTTCTCGCATTTCGGCGTTGATACGCTCGTAATACTCGTCGCTCGTTGGATTAACTCCGCTATCTACAAGGTCTTGATGTACGGTTAAAGCCACAGCCGTCATTTTCTTGTCTGCCCCAAACCACGGATTGGCTTCTTGCCATGCTCGTGCTTTGGTATCAACTTTAACTTCGGCCCGTTGTTGCGGTTGTACTACAGGTTCTGGTTCTTGTAAAGCAGGTTTATAACTGTTGACCTGATTATCTCGGAGCTTGGCGGACATCAAGGCTTCTTGCGCCGACACAAGGGCTTCTGAATCCCCCGCCTCATACGCTGCTTTGTATTGGCGTTTTGCGTCTTCGATCTCGCCGCTGATTACCTTCTTGGCCTGTTCCAGCAGGGCTGCATGGCCCTCGCCCAAACTACCTTGAAGACGTTTGTTCTCTTCAAGAACCCGCTGCGCCAGAGTAATTGCTTCTTCTTTCTCACGAATTGCCGATTCTTTTGCGCGGCGTTCGTCGTGATACCCCTTGCTGAAGTGCTGGATACGCTTCTTGACGCCCTCGCCATACTGCTCAAGTTCCTCATCGGTAACTTCAGCGGGGGGCTCTTTCATCGGAGAACGGCCTTTGTCCTCCTCTGGCGTATCGTCTATGACTTCAATTTCAACCTCATCCGCATCGTTTACAGCAGATGGGTTTTCAGTTTCAATCTCATCTGGGAATTTAAAATCGCTCATGTTTGCTCCTTAAACACGCGAAACGCCGCGAGGGTCTTCGACAGTGGCTTCGACGGAATCATCATTGATGAGTCGCATCTCTTGGCCGTGAATCTTGACTCGGGTTCCAGAATTAGGTCGCACAAGGATGAAGTCTCCAACCTTGCAACTCGGGCCACTTGGGAATCGGGACTTGTCGGCATAAGCATCTGGCCCTATCGCCACCACAAATAGCACGGGTGACATGACTTCTTCAAAGTGCATGGTCTGCCCGGATTTCACGATACCGCTGTCATATGCATCCTCAATTTCAGGAAGAGCGCACAGGAGGTGGTAAGTGGCGGGTGCTGGAAGTTGCTTTGCCTTTTGCTCTGCCAAGGTTGGCAAGATGGTTGGCGCAGCGCCTTCATGGGACGCAATTAGGATTTCACTCATCGTCTTCTTTCTCAATTTTACGCAGTAGGTCAGTTACAGTTTGGTGTGCAAGAGATAACCCACGAATCTCTCCACACATACTCCGATACTCGGAATATTCTTTTGCGCTACCTTCGATAAGGGCTTTCGCCACATATTCCCGGCGTTCTTCAATATCTTTCAAAATGATCTCGAAGTATTTGTTCATGGCTTGGTTGGTTGCTTATTGACTGACTTAAACATGTCTGCACGAATCTTCTTATCTGACTGTTGGCTCTGAGCCGCTATTTTTGCGGTGTTCTGCCTGTCTTGAATTTGCAGTCGGGCTGCTTCTTTCTGGGCATCAAGCTGCATACGTTGCTGTTCCAGTTGCAGTTTTGCTTGGGCAATCTGAAAGTTACGTTCATCATCCTGTGACTTACGCTGAACTTCTTGTTGTTGAACTTGGATGGCTTGCTGCTGCAACTGAATGTTCGGGTCTTGGGCTTGCTGTTGGGCTTGGGCTTGTTGAGCCTGTTGCTGGTTGATACCCTTCAATTGCTGGGCTGCTTGGGCAATAACCTGCGACAACTGCACTTCAATATCTTCTGGCAGTTCTGCATCTGGAGCAGGGAGGGGGACGCCAAGCTGCTCTTCGACCTTTCTACGGTATGAAAACGACAAGTGCTCTGCTACGTGGGCCATGATTGCGCCTTGCATCTGTTGCGCCATCGGGTTCTGACCCATCATTTGCATGATCATTGGGTCTTGAATCAGTGCCATGTGAGTGGCAATGTGGGCGTCTTGATCCTGATAAATGAATGCTTTGACTGGTTTGCCCGTCAGGAAACTCATGTTCTCGCTAATAGGATCACGTGGCTTCTGGTCGTCCTCGCCAGGAATAAGGTCACCAGCGTTCTTGATACCAAGAACTTCAAGCATCTGACGGTGCAGCTTCGGCAGGTTATAAATCTGTGGGGCACCTTGGGCCAACTGAATCGCAGCTTGGTACTGCATGATCCGCTGGGCCATCGTTGCAGCGTTAGGATCGCTGACTGGAATTACTTCCACGATGTCGTAGTCGGCTTGCTTAACCTTGCGGTTACCACCATCGGGCGTGTACGAGTAACTTGTTGGAGCAAAGTCACGAATGATGGCTTTAAGGAGCTTAAACTCCATCCGCAACGATGCGTGAACACGCGCTTGAACGGCGCTCATCGTCTTTAAGGTGCGCTCAAGGAGAGCCAAGGTAGTACCGACAGGTGCGTTAGCACTCATGTCGCTGATGTTCATATCAGAGATAGCCCCAAGCCTACGGCCTTCTTCTGTAATCTGATTCAGCAATAACAGAAGAGTTTGGCTTGGCTCCTTGTAAGGGAGTGGCATAATATTATCGCGGACGGTTCCTGAAGGCACATCTACGTCCCGAAATTCACCCGGAGCGATAGGAGTGTCGTCACCTTTAATTCGCAATCCCCGGCTTTTAAGACCGCCCGGGAGATTTGAAAGGGAGCCAGCGTCAACCAACTGCCTGATAAGAGAAGTACCCGCACGGGCATAACCACCGATCAGATGGATCAGACCAAGGCCATAAGCCCCGAAGCCCGGGATGTACGTGTACTGAACGAAATGCTGACGCTTCAGACGATGCTCATCTTCCTCGTCCCAGTTACGGCGGACAGCCATAACCTCCTGAGTACCACGCTCAATGGTGATTACATAAGGAAGAGCAATACCATCGTCGTCTTCAAACCCGGGAAGGTCGTAGTCAACGTGAATCTCAAGCAACTGATACCGATCATCGTCGGTCAGGCTGTAGCCCTGCTCTTCTGCTTTCTTCTTCTCCACATCCGTAAAAATGTGTACCGGGTCGCCCAAGTCCACATCCCGATAGAAACCAGCCACCTGTAGCTTCTTAACTTCATTTTTTGTCTTACGCATCACATGCGTAACCCGCTCGGCGTTGTAAATGTTTGATGCACCGTATGGCATCACCATGTCTTCGGCTGGAAGGAAGATGGCAGCTTGCCTTCCCATCGCTGGGTCGTAGTAAACCTTCTTAAACGCAGCGCCAGTCAAGCCAAGGGAGTACAGCATCCGCTCATGTTCTGCCCTGTATTCAATCATCTCCTCGGTCAGCTTGAAGTTCATGTCCTCCCGTACTCGGTTGGCTGCTTCTTCCTTCATCTTGTCAACCGCACCCACGATCTGGGTTTTGACTGGCCCTTGAGCAGGGAAAGTCTCGGTAATCATCTCGGCTTGGAACCGAATGGCTGCTTCAGTCAGAAGAGTTGAGTAAACACCACACGCACCAGACCAAGGCTCAGTACGTTCTTCGTACTTCATCCCCAGTACTTCGAGCCCCTTGACAAACGAATCCACCCAATCTTTACGGGAATTAAGATCAGCATCCACAAGATCAAGCAAATCAGATGCAATGCTCTGCAAAGCAGAATCATCCATGTAATCGGCCAGATTTGCATCAAAACTCTCCTCAGATTCCTCCGGCATAAGGTCAATTTCAACTCCATCAATCCCGATCTTTACGTCATCTGGGTTTGTGATCTCAATTTCGATGTCTGGTTGTCCTTCTTCCATGACATACGGGGACATTGCCTTGTCTATGTTGGTCGCCATCAGTAATCCTTAGTAGTAAATCCGTTTTCTACGGTGATAAGAGGGTTCTTCAGCTTCATCAGAGTCCAATCGGATGAATCCGCCCTGTCTAAATCTAATAAGTGCTTGAACAGCACTGTCAGTTAAGTCATCGTGATCGCCATTTGGAAAAGCAGCCATGTTTTCAACTACTTCTCTGGCCCATCTGGTATCAGGTGCCCATACTTTACCCGAACGGAACAGATCAGATACAGAATTGATACGAACAAACTTATCATTTCCTCTACTGGGAGTGTACTCACTTACCACAATACCCATTTGTCTCAGTTCAAAGATCAAAGGAGCGCCAGCAGCCTTAGCTTCCACTACAAAAGCATCCGGCTCCCACTCTTTATAGTGCTGATAAGCCTTTTCCTTCAGTTCGGGGAACTCCATTCGCTTCTGAAATGAGTCCAACAGGATTACATTGACATCATTCTCGTCCTCGTTGAGCTTAAAAACCCCCCAAGTTGTACAGGCCGAGTAGTCACTACGCTCATTTTTAGTAAAAGCCGTGTCCCATGACTGAATCAAGAAGTCACACTTAGGAGGATTGTCGTTCTCCCATACCTTCCACCACTCCCTCTTAACAATAGCCCCCTCTTCAGAGGTAGGATTTTGCTGATACTGAGCATTCCACTTAGCAGGAGGTAGTTCATCTCTCAGAGCAGTCAATTCATCCAGCGACCAGAACTCCGGCCATAGTGGATTTCCACTCGGCATGATCGCAGGAAGTTCAATGACCTCCCACTCATCCAACCTACCTAGCTCTCCAGCGTCTTTAAGTATCTTCCCAGTCAGATCATTCTTCGCCCAGCGGGTGTTATGACTTACAAAACCATTGGCGATGAAGTTCTCTGTGCGGTCAATCTCAACGTCAAATACTTCTTCCATCCCATCAGGAGTGATCGCCACTATCGGATCGGTTGTGAAGTCGGAGATACGCCGCAGCTCGTTCAAGAACATCTGGCGTCTTGCCATAGCCGACTGCGAGGTTGCAGTCGTTGCAGAGCAATCCACGAACTCTTCCAGTGTCGTGGCAGTGGTCGATACACAACTTCCCATTCCAATTGGCGCGAGTATTTTTCTCCGTAGGAGGTTTGCCGCATACATCACACTTATTGCCACGCTCTTCAACCATCGAGGCGAACTGCTCAACAGTGATCCCGTACCGATGCTTGATTCTTCGTTTGCGGGCCGTTTCTGACGAGGGCTTTGGGACGTACTCCTTGTGGTAGTGCTTGGCACATAGGCCGCGACTGGTGACGGGCTGTGCGCAGTTATCTTCTGAACACAGAACACCAATCCATTTGCCGTGGAATCCAATGCCCCTACGAGGAGCCTCTGGATTTTTGCGGTGATAGCTGTCGCTCGCCATGCAAGGCCCACACTGACCGGGTTTTGTTTTTGCCCTTGGTGGCCTATTACATCCTTCAACGATACAAGATCGTCCCCCGCCTTCAACTGATTGACTCTCGTCCATTCCAAATACCCCTCGTGGTTCATTACGAGAAACGGATGCCTCTCATTTGCACGAAGGATTCTACCAGATTGTGTTTGTATCTTGTATATGGAATCAATGCCACTTGACCGCCAGTTGTTCACCTTGGTTGTGGTAAGTTTTCCTTCATCAAACGTTGCCACCATATCTGATGGGCGTATTTGCGCCAATGGCTTTTCACTGCCATCTGCCATCAAGACAGGTGTGTCGCCAGTCATGCACATCACAATAACAATCGCCCCACCAGGCTGAAGTCGCTGTCTAGGACCAGACGTATACCACTCATACGTCTTCTCATACACAGTCGGGTCACCTAAAGCCGCCTCTCCTTCAGAGTGAGGATCGTCAATGATCAGTAAATCCGCACCCTTACCAGTCATGGTTCCTCCTACGCCAATAGCGTAGTACTCACCATCTTGGTTAGTCGCCCACCTACCCGCAGCTTTGGAGTCCTGTCTTAGAGACACGCCAGTAAAAATCTTGTTGTACTCCTCCGAGCCAACCAAGTTACGAACCTGCCTACCAAAACCCACAGCCAGATCAGCAGTGTTAGAAGCCTGAATCACCTTCTTGTTCGGGTACTTCCCCAAGAACCAAGACGGAAACAGATACGACGCAAAGAAACTCTTCGTATGTCTCGGCCCAAGATTGATGATCAGCCTCTTCAACTTCCCAGAAGCAATCTCCTCAAACTTCTTCGCCATAACTGCATGATGTCTACCATGTATAAACCCCGGCCACATCTTCTTCACATACGGCATGAAGTGCTCCTGACACTTCTCCCTCTCCACAGCATCCTTGTACTCAGACACCTGAGCCAATAACTTCTCCTGATCAGCCGGACTCAAGCTCCTTACCAACTCATCTATGTTCATTCCAAATTCCTGAAGTTGATATACACCGGCCTGATAGACCTGCCCTGCCCCTTCACCTTCTTGATGGCCCCCAACTTAACCAGCCTATCCACTATCTTGTGTGTACACCCTAACCCCATCTTCCCCCTGACAAATGCTATGTCCCGAATCGTCGGGCTATAGCCAAACTTCTTCCACCACTCATCTATAACAATAAACACTTCCTTCTGTGCAGGACTCATCTTCATCTCCATCACTTCTTCAAAACTCTTCTCCACCCGCCTCATCTCTATCGGGGCGATCTCGACCTTCATCTGTTCGTTGGCAAGATTGCCAGACGATTCACTGGCAAGATTGCCAGCAAGTGGCAAGATTGCCAGTGTTTCATATGGTGAAATTTCCATCTTGACTGGCAAGATTGCCAGCAAACCGATAAATTTTTTGTGGAAAATTTTTTCACAATGAATCAGATTTTGTAGGTGGGGGGTCTTCTGAATCGGGTGGAATATGGGATGGTTTGGGTGGAATAGTATGTAGTACAGATGCGGACTCCTGAACTGTGCAGCGGGGGGTCGGGTGCGGGTGGGGGTCGCTTGGTGCCTGGTTGTCGTCTTGGTCGGCACCTGCTCGAGCCTGGTTGCCGGCGGAATCCTGGTTGGCAAGATTGCCACCCAACTCGGCGAGTAGTTCGTCTGCCTGATCCTCGATGATGGTCGCATCTGACGCACCTGCGGCGATCAATTGGCGGAGTTCGCCCATCACACGCGCTCGAGCATCTTCTGACGAGGTGATCGTTCTAACCTCTTTTCGTTCGGTGAAGGCGGCAACCTCTGTCACCGTGCCGAGAACCTTGGCGGCGGCGACCTTCACCGAGGCTTTGGAGTCGGGATCGATCACCACTTGCACCAACGATTGAATGACCAACTCGCGCAAGGCAGCGGGTGATCTATGTTTCGCCGCCTCAATCGCCAACTGGTAAGCCTCGACCTCGCGGATGATGCGCGGGTTGCTTGCTAACTTGTACGGATCGGATCGGATCGTCGACGGGGCCGGATTTGGATATGCTGCCCGCCATGCGTCCGCTTTGGTGGAACCCTTCGCCACCTCTTGTGCAAACCTTCTCTGTTTTGCCGTGAGTGCTTTTGTGGCTGCTCCACCTAAGACGTGAGACAAAGGGATTGTCTCGAGTGCTTCCTTTGCTTGTGCCCTTGTTAACTTCTTCATCTGCGCTCCATGCATGGTTTGGGTTGCCTAGTATAGGGGAACATCGACGGGACTGCCCCGCTTCGCTGGGTGCGTTTGATTTTCGGACGGTCGGACGGTCACCAGGCCGATTCTCGGACGGTTTTGTGGTCACTCTCTCCACCGTAGCCCCGTGGCAAGGTTGGCATGGTCCATGCATAGGTTATAGCAGGCAGCATCGGTCGATTCTGCCACCTACATTAAAGGATCAACAATGCAACAACTGCACGTTTTTTGCGCCATGTCAAAAGATGGTGAGGCACTCACTAGCAAAGTGTTCAAGGACGATGGTCGTTTTGTCGTCAAGTTGTGGGCGGATGACCGCATGGTTTTGTCGCGTTCTTATCCGTTCAATGACTTCCCGACGGATCAACACCCCTTGTTCGCCGCTTGGGAGATGGTCAATCCGACTTCCACAATTCAAGGAGAAAGCATGAATCACCAACAGAGAACCCTTGACATACTCGCGCAATTGCGCGAATTGATCACGCCCGAACTCGACGCGCTTATGTGCGAACTCGAGTCATTGACCGAGTACGGCGACGAAAGCATTTGGGACCCCGAAGACGGGCGCGGGCAAGCACTCAAAGAAGGAGCGCGGAACTGCTATGGATTTGTTGCCACGTCCATGCATCAAGTGATGGGTGCACGAACCATCATTAACGAGGTTTTGGCTTTGTCGGAAAAGGAGCAATACGAATGAAAACTTATATCTGTTTCGGTCCCTTTGGTGACTTCATCACCGATGCGCCAACGCTCGTTCGCGCCATTCAGAATGCCATTCTCGCTCGAGGCGGGTTTGCGAAGGATTGGACGGCGCACGACCTCTCGACCTATCCCGCCCACCTCCCAGCCCGCTTTCTGCGCGAGGTGAACGCCTGAACCCCTATACCGTTTTTACCGCCGA